AATCTAGAAAAATAAAAAGAAAAATATTTAATAAAAAAATATCCAGATTGGAACAAAGAAAATTTAATTTTTAGGAGATAAATTATGAAATTATTTAAGAGTAAAATTGACAAATTAGCAAGTGAAAAAAGACACTTAAAAATCAAAAAACAAAGCATACAAGACAAAATGCACGAAAAAAATTCTGCAATCGAAACAAAATTGGCAAAGCTTGAAAATAAAGCTCAAAACAATAAAGAAATTGCAGATAAACAATGTATCGAAATTGATAGACAACTTCAAAAAATCAATAGAGATATTGAAAGCGAACAAATTTATGTAAACAGCGTAGCTGACGCAGAGAAGGAGAAGAAAAATGAAAAATAGAAGAGAATATCAAGAAGTTAAAAAAATATCAAGCAAACAAGCAGAACAAGAGGCTAAAAGATTCAGAGTGACAATTATTGACACTAAAGAAAATAAAGTTATGTTAGACGAAGAAACAAACGCAGTTATGGGCTGCTGTCATATTCCGGAAAAAGAAACTAAAAATGGAAGATGTGTTCAAATGTTCTCTTCTTTGTCCTGCGGAACGGAGGTTATTATGGATTGTTTGAAGAATTTGGACGAGCTTCAAATTAAGATTATGAAGACTATGGCTGGAGCTATCCTTCCTAAAGGGCTAGCCGATATATTCGGAGGAGACAATGAATAAGGTTTTCTTAATCGGAAACTTGACTAGAGATGTGGAGCTAGCAACAACTAGCTCCGGAACATCTGTAGCAAGATTTTCTATAGCAGTTCAAAGACGCTTTGCAAACGCAGACGGCGAAAGAGAAGTAGACTTCTTTAATGTTGTTGTCTGGAGAGGGCAAGCTGAAAACTGCAGCAAATATTTATCCAAAGGAAGCAAGGTGGCTGTTGAAGGTAGACTCCAAAATGGAAGTTATGAAGCTCAAGACGGCACAACAAGATATACAACAGATGTTGTAGCAGAACAAGTAGAATTTGTCGGAAGAAAGAAATCTGACAACGGAAATTCTGGAGAAGGGATTCCAGAAGGATTAACACCGGTGGAGGACGATACACTTCCATTTTAATAGGAGGAAGAAATGGCAGAACGCAGAATGTTCAATAAGCAGATAACACGAAGCGACGCATTTTTGGATATGCCTCGCTCAACTAGACTGCTATATTACGACTTAAATCTGGACGCAGACGACGACGGATTTGTCGATAAATACAAATCAATTATGAGATTGACCGGAGCAAGCGAAGACGACTTAAAGCTCTTAATAGCAAAATCTTTCATATTGCCGTTTGAAAACGGCGTCATTGTGATTAAACATTGGCGTATGAATAATCTAATCAGAAGTGATAGATATAAGCCTACGGTCTATCAAGAAGAAAAGAGTCAATTATTGCTTAAAGATAACGGCTCTTATACAAAAAAGACAACCATTGGTATACCAAACGACAACCAAAGGGAGACGCAGTATAGTATAGGAGAGAATAGTCTAGATAAGGAAAGTAAAGTAGAAGAAGGCGAGCAAGTCGCCGCTCCCTCTCCTAAACGATTCTCAAAACCTTCTTTAGAAGAAGTTAAAGAATATTGCGAACAACGAAAAAACGGGATTAACCCTCAACACTTTATAGACTTCTACGAATCTAAAGGCTGGAAAGTTGGAAATCAACCTATGAAAGATTGGAAAGCTTGTGTTAGAACTTGGGAGCAAAGAAACAAATCTGAAAACAAGTCAACTAAAACAGCAGAAGCTTCAAAATATGTGAGGGAGGAATAGCTTATGAATTTAGACCTTGAAAAGCTCTTCCCTAACGCCTTTATAAAAGATTATACGCTTAAGGAAGACGAATATCCAGACGAAAACGGATTGCCTATGTGCAAAAGGTGCAACGGCAAACGCTGGTTTACAATTCAAGACGGAGAAAAAACACTTGTTCATTATGGGAAATGCAAGTGTCAAGAAGAAGAGTATGCTCGCAGACAAGCAGAGCTTGAAAAAGAAAATAATTTGCGAAGATTTAGAGAGAATCAAAAACTCTCTATGCTTGGCAAAAAATATCTGGAAGCAAGATTTGCTACAGCAAAGATAACAAAAAATAACAAGCTTGCTTATCAGAAATGTATTAACTACGCAAAAAACGCTCGTGAAGTATTAAGAAATTGCTTCGGTTTATATGTCTACGGAGATAACTCTTCTGGAAAATCTTACTTATTAGCTTGCTTATGTAATGAGCTTGTGGAGCTAGGTTATAGCTGCGTATATACATCTGTTCCTCGTATGCTTGCAGAGATTCAACAAAGCTATTCAGACAATACAGCTATGGGTCAAGCGAAACTAACTTCTTGGCTGGAAAATAAATCCTTCGTCTTTATAGACGATTTAGGAAAAGAATTTTTAGGCAGAGAAAGTAATTCCGGAGCTTCAAAGTTTGCGGAAAAGGTGCTGTTAGAAGTCTTAAATGCAAGATACAACAATGGCAAGCCTACAATATTCAGCTCAAATTATTCCATATCAGAACTTGCAGAAGCCTTCGCACTAGATAAAGCTATTATCGAAAGAATCAACGAAATGTCTACCAGAGTTATTAAGCTCGAAGGAGACGATTTTAGAGATATGGAGCTAAAGCAAAAAAGTGAGGCAGCAAAAAAATTAGGTATTTAGGGGTAATTATGGAAGATTTTATTATATCTGAAATTACCCCAGTGAAAGATATTTTGAGGTATCTTGCAAAGAAAATTCAAAACTACGAAGAAAAGAATCCAGACTATCTTCAATCGAAGAAATGGAAGGATTTGCGTAAACAACAAGACTCTTATTATGAGAAATTGAGGAGGCTAGAGTGTTCAAAAAGTCAACAAAAGAACAGCTATACACCTACAAAGCAAAGAAGGTGTTTAGAAACAGACCAGACGAACAGCCTTTCACAATAATATCTCTCTATCAAAAACGAAAAGACGGCAGTTTTCTTTATGGAGAGCTGACAACTTGGCAGAGTCTAAATGTTGAAGAGGGCGACTTAATAGCCTTCTTCGATATATCTGCTATAGATTTTGAAGAGAAAGACAAAGGCTATGCTGTTTATAATACAATCAAATTTATATCGACTCAAGTAAAGGTATTTAAGGAGAAATAAAAATGTTTGATAAATTGGAAAGAGAAGCTCAAGAAAGAGAGCTTGAAGAAAAATTAACAGCTGACGAAATGCTTCACGACGAAGAGCTTGCGTTAGAAAGTCAGAGAGAAAAGCTGGAATCTGAAATTGATTCAATTAAATTGCAGCTTATGGACAACAAGCTGCTAGAAGAAAGAAAGCTTAAAGGCGAAGCTGTTGAGCCTAGAGATAATGTCTGGATTCTAAAAGCTAGACAAGCTCTGCTTATAAAAAAGAGACAGCGAAAAAGAATTGATAAAAAATTAGCTAAAATTAAAGCTTTGTTATACGGAGGGAAAAATGGGAAAGAAAGATAAATTTAAAATTGGAGCTTACATATTTTTACTTATTGCAGCTATTGTTGTGTCTAGCTTAAAATCTGTCTTGAAGCCAGAAATTATTGTGACAATAGCAAGCATAATTCAATTTTTGGTTGTTATGTTGCTGCTTTGGGAATCTATAGAATATCAAAGAAAAAACAGAGAATTAAGAAGTTTATGCGAACATCAAAGACGAGAAATAGGAAATTTGTTAGGTCTTGTTGAAGAAAATATGAAACTTTTAGACGAAATTCAAGAGCTTAAGAAAACTATCAAAAATCAAAACATCTCTATAGGTATGTACAAACACAACTCAAAGATTAAATCTCAAAAGTCGGAATCTTCAGACAATAGAGGTTAAGATATGAAAAAGTGGATTAAAATATCCCTTCTGTTGTTGAGCGTCGCCGCTTTAAGTGTTGGAATATATTTCACGCTTAAAGCTTTAGGTGTCACAAGCATAGAAGGTATAAGAGAAATTATTTCAAAGTGTGGAGCTTTAGGTTGGATTGTGTTTATAGTGTTGTTTGTTTTGGCTTCAACTCTATTATGCTTTATTCCCGGAACTTCCGCCACCTTTATAGCTGTTTCAATATTGCTATTTGGAACGCTTAAAGGTTTTATTATTAGCACAATATCTGTTTTTACGGCTTCGTCTCTTATGTTCTTAATTGGAAATACTTTAGGAGAAAAAGCAGCTGTAAAGCTTGTAGGAAAAGAGAGCTTGGAAAAAGCTCAAAACTTGCTTGATGTTAAATCAAAAATGCTATTGCCACTAATGTTTTTATTCCCTATCTTCCCGGACGACGCTTTATGTCTGGTGGCGGGTATGACAAAAATGCGTTATTGGTATTTTGCTGTAGTAGTAGCAATCTTCAGAACGATTGGAATTGGCTCGATTTGCTTTTTAGGAAGCGGAGTGATTGATTGGTCTGTTTTAAGCTTGGTTGATTGGTTTGTTCTTGGAAGTGTTTGTGCCTTCTGGTTGATATTGATATTCAAATATCAGCACAAGATTGAGCAATTTATAACCAGAAAGAAAAAGCCGCAGCCTAAAACTGAAATCACGGAAACAGATGTTGTTCAATATGAAGATAGAATAGCAAATCTTATCTCTAAAAGAGACGAATATCAAAGAGCTATTGATAGACACCAGAAAACTATTGACGACAAAAAATATTGTTCTGAATCTCAACTTCAAGATATTAAAAAGAAAATATCTAAAATCGAAGCTATAAAAAGAAAGCTTGAGAAGAATTTAGAAAGAGAGCTTAATAAAGAAGGAATCAAAGATTCTGTCGGTCAAGCTATCGAAGACACTTCAAAAGAGCTTCGAGAAATAGCTTGCAGAGAAATTCAAAGGATTATGAAATTCAACTTCCCTTCTGTAGAATATTCTCTAAAACAAAGCGTCTCAACAGAAAGCGTTTATTTAACTCTGAAGAACAGCAACGGAGTTGAGCAGACTTTAAGATTCTCAAATCATAAATCTGCAAAAATGGAGAAAAGATATTCGCTTGACAGAGTGACTTCTGTTAAGGATATGAAAAATATAATCTCCAAAAACCTAAAAATCCTCAATCGAAAGACCGTGTATGTGTTGTTGAATAGATTGGAGAAACAAAAAGGGCAACATAATGAATGAAAGAGCAAAAAGTTAAAACATATTTATCTTGGAGCGGTGGCAAAGATAGCACAGCAAGCGTTATTCTTGCACATAAAAACAATATAAAAATAGACCTGATAGTGATTTCTTTGCCTTATTTTGACAAAGAGAAACAAATTTACGCAGACCACCCGCTACACATTAAGTTTATTTTTGAAAAAGCAATACCCGTATTTGAAAGCTGGGGATATAAGGTTAAAGTAGTCTCTAGCGACAAGGATTATAAATATTGGTTTTTTAAGAAAAGGGGGAATAAATGCAGAAACAAAAAATATAATGGAAAGTTTTATGGTTGGCTGTTAGGCGGTATGTGTAAAATGAACGGAGAAAAAGTTAATCCTATTAAACGCTTGGAAAAAAGTCTTAACGGAAGCGGCTGGCAAAGCATTGTCGGAATTGGTACAGAGGAGACAGAACGCCTAGAACGACTACATAAACGAAAAAATCAGATAAGTATTTTAGAACAATGCGGCTACACTTGCAAAATGGCAAAAGAGCTATGCGAAGAATATGGTCTTTTAAGTCCATTATATAATATGGGCGGAATGAGGCAAGGGTGTTTCTTTTGTCCTAACGCACATATAGAAGAATTTGCTAAACTGCAAAAACATTATCCCGAATTGTGGCAAGAGCTGCTTGACTTAAACAAACTTTATCAGCAAGACAGCAGTCAATTTGTTTCACGAGGATTTAAGTATGGCACTTCGTTTGACGAGATAGAGAAGCAAGTAAATCTCATAAATAATCAATTAACACTATTTGATTTAATCAAAAAAGAAGAAGATTAAAAGGAGTCGTAAATGAGTAAATGTAAAGGCTGCGGAGCAGAAATTCTCTGGATAAAAACAAAAAATCAAAAAATTATGCCTTGCAATTCTGAAAAGACCACAATCGTCACAGAGCAAGGCGAAACAATTATAGGACATATTCCGCATTGGGCGACTTGTCCTAAATCTCAAAACTTTAAGGAGCAAAAATGAAAGTTTACATAAAAGATATAGAAAAAAATAAAGAAACTTGCTTGGTTGGTGTTGAAAAAATTATCCATATTCACGAAAACTATACTCAATGCGAAGAGTTAAAAAATTCAGTTTTAGTTATTCACAAGGCTAATCATATTGAAAAATACAGACTCTACAAAAACGCACGAATAATTAAGGTGGAGGACGCCGACTAAATGAACACTTATTTAATTGCATATATAGCACCAAACGACAGAGTGTTAGTCGAAAGGGTTGGTGCAGACAGTCAAGCAGAAGCGATAAAACTATTTGAATTGTATAATCCTTGCGGAACAATAATAGCAATAACTTTATTGGAGGAGTAATTATGAAACAAATACTAATCGATTATGAAGAATATTTGGAGCTTGAAAAAGCAAAGGAGCAAATAAACAAGCTTGCCAAAATAATATCTGGAGGAGTGGTCGTAGTAAAAAACAACAACGATTGGTGCGACCCTATAGAAAAGCCTCAATTTGCAACAAAAATCAAATTAACAGAAGAGCTCGAGACAGAGCTTAAAATTATTGCAGACGAAGAAATTAGTAAAGTTATAAAGGAGAGAAAATTTTATGGCAGATAAAAAGCTAAAAACAAAAGAAGTAGATATTGAAAAAATGCTTACGCCGGATATGGCTAAAGCTATGGATATGTTAGCTTATGCTTTTCTAAAGAAGAGAGGCTATGAGACTGACAGATGTGAGCAAAGAGACAGAAAAGGAGCTGCAGCTAGAGCTAGACTTAAAAAACAGCTAGAAGCGGACGGCTTGGAGCTTACAATGCACCTTCCTTATCACGAGAACAAAATATTCGGTTATTTTACTCTTGAGAAGGACGGAAAGAAGATTGCAACAAGTAGCTCAATAGAGTTTGTTTGTCAAGTTATAGATATTAACAAAGGAGACGAACAGCCTAGTGAGTAAGTCAATCAAACAAATTAAGAAGGAGCTTCATTTTATTAAATTGAAACAGACAGCTATAAACACTTATCTGGAATCAGAAGCTCAATACTTAAAAAGGTTAGATTGGCTTAAAGCACAAAAGCAATCACAAAGTATCCAAAAGGATATTACAAGGACGAAGCAAGTCCTTGATTCTCTGAAGGCGGAATTGAATATAACCAGACTGCAGAGGCTTGAGGAGTTTTATTTAGGTATAATAAATCAGCTGGAAGACGAAATCGACAGAGTTGCAATTATGAAGTTTTACATACAAGGAAAGACAATGCAGCGTACAGCTGAAGAAATGCACTATTCGCTAGACGGAATAAAAACTCGTCTGGATAAGGCAATAATTAGATTAAAAAGAAAAATTCAAACATCTTAAAAATAGGTTAAAAGACGGCTTTCAAGGTCGTCTTTTTCAAATACACCACTAAACACCGGTTTTTTTATTTTACAATTATAATGAAGAAGACTAGGAGGAGGCGTTATGGAGAAGCAACCGGGCAAAAAGCACAAGCAAGAACTCAAAGAGAAAGCGTTTGCGTTGTTAGTATGCAATAACGCTTCTTATGTGGCAAAACAGCTAGGATTGCCCTATTCAACCGTGAAGACTTGGGAAGACAAGTTTATTAAAGAGGGTAAAAAGCAGCTCGAAGGGAAGAAGGAAGACGAAGGCGAAACCTCGACAACTACGAAGGATTCAAACAAAAACCTCGTAGAACTTCGAGAAAAAAAGAAATTAGAGTTCGTGGATAATGCGTGGCAGCTAATTGAAGACTCTTTAGCAGTGGCTCAAAAGCGTATGAGTAGAGCTAGACATCTGGAAGAGCAGCTAGACAGACTTGCAAATGCAATTAAAGAGAACGCCGGCAAGATAACAGAGGAGACCGGCATTATGTGGTTTGATTTGCTTGATGTGGTTAAAGAGATTAAAAGCTTCAAGAGTCCAAAGTTGAGTGAGTTGTCAACCTTAATAGGAACAATCTACGACAAACAAGCTCTAGCTAACGGAGAAGCTACATCAAGAGAAGAGACCGTGATTAAGGGATTTGAGGATTATTAAAAATGTTGACGATTGCAGACATAACAGAGAAAAGGAAAAAACTCTGGAAGGAATATCTCGAAGGCGTTAAGCCGAATCAAGACGAAGCTTACACAAGAGACGCTGCAAGGTGGATATTGGAGAGTCCTAGCATTATGGCGGAAGTTCAAGCAAAGCCTTATTTGCTTATCGAAGCAGTCCTAACAGTTGTTGATAAAAACAAAAAGACTGTGCCGTTCTTTCTAAATGAAGTCCAGCAAGACTTCATAGCACAAACAGAGAAATACGGAAGAGGAAGACCTTACTTTATTCTAAAAGGAAGACAGCAAGGCTTCACGACGCTTATAACAGCGATTCAGCTATGCAACGCTATTGTGAGCAGAAACTTCTCTGGATTTACTCTGGCAAACGCAGACGACAATACGAAATCTATCTTTAATGATAAAGCTCGTATGGTTTACGAAAGACTTCCAGACATATTGAAGCCGCACGAAAAATTTAACTCAAAGAAGGAATTATTCTTCGACAAGTTAAATAGCTCTTGGCGTATTGCGACGGCGACAAAGGAAGTAGGTCGTTCTAAAACACTTAACTTTATTCACTATTCAGAAGTTGCGTTCTTTGAAGTGAGTTTAGCAGACTTGCAAAGCTCTATCGGAGAAACCGCCACCGCAGATTGCTTCTCTGTCTACGAGACTACAGCTAACGGATATAACGAAGCTAAAGACTTATGGGATAAAGGAAGCTGCATAAATCTTTTCTATGAGTGGTGGAGGACGCCGGAATATCGTTCAACAGATTATGAATATCTGGAGAAGAACAAGGACGACAAATGGCTTCAAGAGAGATTAAAGCTTTTAGCAGAAAAAGGACTTGATAAAGAGCAGCTTACTTGGTATGCGAAGAAATATGATTCGTATATCGACAAAGAGAAAATCAAACAAGAATATCCTATCTCTGCACAAGAGGCGTTTTTAAGCTCTGGAGAGTGCGTATTTGATAAAGATAAGGTTGCAAATCAATATGAAAGAGTTAAGGACTTGCAACCGCTTAAAACGGGCTATTTTAAGTATAAGAAAGAGCGTGAAATAGTAAAGAACTCTGAAGGCGAAGAGCTGGACGAAACAATCACAATCAAGGATATTGAGTGGGTTGACGATATTCACGGCTATATCAGAATATACGAAGAGCCTCTAACAAGAACAAAAGACGGAGTTGTCACACACAAAGCTCCGTATACCATAGGCGGAGATACTTCCGGACTTGGAATAGACTTCTACACAGCTCAAGTTATAAACAATATGACAAGAAAGGTGGCGGCAGTCTTACACAAGCAGTCTATGGACGACGACCACTACGCAGAACAGCTTTATTGTTTAGCTCAACGCTATCACGAAGCTTTAATAGGCGTAGAAGTCAACTACAGCTTGCAGCCTACAAAATATCTGGCAGAGAAGCTGAAATATTCTAACTTATATGTTAGAGAGCAGTTAGACCATATAAAACAAGTTATCGTTAAGAGATTTGGCTTTGAAACAAACTCAAAGACAAGACCGGTTATATTATCTGACTTGCAAGCGTTAATCCGTGAAGATGTGACTATTCTGGAAGACGCAGCAACACTTAAAGAAATGCTCACTTTTGTTAAAAACGACAAAGGCAGAGCTGAAGCTATGGAAGGCTTTCACGACGACTTGGTTATGGCGTTGGCAATCGCTAACTTTATATCAAGTCAGCAGACGGCTTCTTGGATAGAGGTAAAAGAAGAAGAGCCGAGCTTTATTAGAGAGAACTTCCATATTGAAAAACAAATAAACGACGAATTTATGAGTTGGTAGGAGGCGAAGATGTTTATATCAAGAAAAGAGCTAAAAGAAATCAGAGACACATTAAAGTCTCAAGCTAGACAAATCGAAGGCTTGAAACAATCTGTAAAAGCTCTCAAAGAAACAAATAAGAAACAAGCAGAGCTTAATAAGAAGTATGACGATTCTCTTGGCAAAAGATATATTCACGAAGCTTTTGACGGAAAAAGCGTTGAAGAGCAAGCTTCTATAATGGACGAGTGGCTTCACGGAGCTAAAAAGACAGAAGGAGGGAAATAATGAAGAGCAAGAAACATCTTCAAGACGAGTCTTTTACTTCAGAAACAACTCCTATCTGGGATTTGTGGCAAGAAGTTAAAGAATATCAATCCAAAATGGGCTTGAGGGAGAAAATTCCTCAATATGTTGATTTTTACGAAGGTCGTCAATGGGCTGCTCCAACAGAAAGAACAAAATCTTTGCCTAGACCGGTAATAAACATAATTAAAATGATATGCCGCAACAAAGAGAGTGCTATTCTCTCAAGCGTTGTAAAGCTTATCTATAAAGCTGAAGACGAAAATGTCAACGCAGAACGCTTCACAAACTTTGCAGACTATATTCAAAAAGAAATGCGTCAAGAAGAGTACGACGCTAAAGCTGTACACGACGGAAGCGTTAAAGGCTCTTACTTCTATCACTATTATTGGGATTCGGAAGCTAAAGGCAAAGTTGGCAAAATGCAAGGCGGAGTTAGAGTTGAGCTTATAAATATCCTAAACATAGGCTTTGCTAATCCTAAAGAAACGGACGAGCAAAAACAAAAATGGATAATTATAGCAACCAGAGAAGAAGTCAACTCTGTTAGAGCTAAAGCTGACAAAGATGTTGACGAAGACTCTATTCAGCCAGACACTAACGACGAAGAAGTTAGAGACACAGAACAAGACGGCTCAAAGCTTGTGACCGTGTTGACTAAATACTTCAGACAAGACGGCGAAGTGTATTGCGAAAGAGCTACAAAGTCTGTGACTATCAATAAGCCGTTCCCTATCTCTCCAGATGTGGAAGCTGCTAGAAAAACACTTGGCTTTGAAGACGCTCCAAATAATAGTCTTCCAGACCATAAAGACACAAAACCTCTACCAGCTGGAAAAGCAACGCTTTATCCTATCGTAGTTGGAAACTATGAGCCTAGAGAAGATTCAATCTATGGTCTTGGAGAAGTTGAAGGATTGATTCCTAACCAAAAAGCAATCAACTTCAATATAGCTATGCAGTTGTTAGCTGCTCAAAATACAGCTTGGGGTAAATATGTTGTCACAGAAGACGCTCTAAAAGGTCAAGAGATAACAAACGCTCCGGGTCAAGTATTAACAGACTACTCTAAAACGGGTGGCGGAATTAAGAAGTTGGAAGGCTCTAGCATAAGCGGAACTCCACTTCAACTAATCAATACATTAACAGACTTAACTCGTGTCGTGACCGGCTCAACAGAGGTTATGACCGGAGAAGCAATATCAGCCAATATGTCTGGTGCAGCTATTGCTCAATTACAAAGTCAAGCTCAACAACCTATTGAAAGCTTAAGAGATAGATTCTGGAAGGTTAAAGAGAAACAAGGTAAAGTCTTGGAGCAATTCTTCAAGCTTTATTATGAAAACAAAGACTTTGTTTATCAAAAACAAACAAAAATTCGTAATGCTGAAGGGCAAATCGAAGAGCAAGAGGTCAATGTTCCAGATGTGTTTAACGGACAAGAATATAACGGCGTTGAGTTCTCTATTATTGTAGAAGCTACAGCCGGAACAAAATCAAGTGCTGCTGGAGATATAAACTTGCTTGACAACTTATTAAGTAAGCAAATGATTGACAGAAAGACTTACATAAAATCTTATCCAAAGAACGCTCTAAACAACAGAACAGAGATTCTTAAAGCTATTGAGGAAGAGGAGCAAGGTCAAATACAACAGCTTACTCAACAAATACAACAGCTTACACAGCAGTTGCAAGCTTCTCAAGAGCAAGTTAAGCAAGACGCAGCAATTATCCAACAACAAAAAGAAGTTGTTGACAAGGTTGTTAGCGTAATCAAAGAAAACAATCAATTAAGGTCAATCCTAGCTACTCTTTATGCAGAATCTAAAGCGAAGATAGAACAAAGCAACGAAGCTTTAAGAATTATGAACGAAAGAGTTAAAACAGCTGAAGGAGACGCTACAGAGTTTGCTGCAGCGTTATACAACGGAGGTTTTAATGGTCTGTAATAAATGTAAAACAGCTATGGCTGTTAAGAGGGTTGAAAAGAAGGCAGTTATATTTATCTGCAGAAATCCTAAATGCTCTGAACATAATAAAGAGCTAGTCAAATCAAGGTAATTTCTAGCAAGGCTAGTTATTATAAAAATTTACGCAGCTGAAAAGCGGAAAAATCGGAGGAGAAATAGTTATGGAAGATAACAAAAACTTATCAGAGGAAACAACCAAAGTTGAAGATACAACGCTTGCGACTGACGCCGCAGCTAAAGTTGACAACAATGGAGCTGGCGAAAACTCTGACGCTAGCACAACTGAAAATGTCAATGATGTTGAATTTACTGACACTAAAGAAGCGGAAGAGACACCGAAAGCTAAAGAAGAAGTAAAACCTCAACAAGACAATTCAGAAAACGCACGCCGAAGAAGAGAGGCGGAACGACAAGCTGAACTCAAAAAAGCTAGATACGACGCTATCAAGGAAGCTGTAGACGGAGTGAATCCTTTCACTAACCAACCTATAGAAGACGATATAGATGTCGAAGAATATCTTGCTATGAAAGAGATTAAAAAGCAAGGCGGCGACCCTCTCACAGACTATTCTAAATATCACAAAGACAAACAAAAAGAAGAAGCTAAAATTGCGGAGCAAAAATTAAAAGACGAAGAGTGGATTCAGAACGACTATAAGGACTTCAAATCCAAACACCCAGAAGTTAATTTGGAAAAGCTCGCTTTAGACACAGCTTTTATGCAGTTTGCCGAAGAGCTTGTAGGCAAAAAGCCTATGGCAGAGATTTACGATAGTTATCAAGACCTAGTAAGCAAAATCCGTAAGGAAGAAAACAATGCAGCCGCTCGACAAGTAGCAAATGCGAAAGCCACACCCGGCTCATTAACAAGCTCTGAAACAGATAGCAGCAACGACTTCTATTCTGTAGAGCAAGTAAAGAAAATGTCTCAAGAAGAAGTCCATAAAAACTATGACAAGATTATGGCTTCAATGAAAAAGTGGAAATAACCACGCAAAATCTAAAATAATTAAAGGAGAAAAATTTTATGTCATACGCAAATTTTATCCCTACTGTCTGGAACGAACAAATTGACAGAGAATTAGAAAGACTTTGCGTTTTCGTAGAAGATTGTAATAGAAAATACGAAGGCAAGGTTAAAGAAAAAGGCGAATCTGTCAAAATTCTTGGCGTAGGTAAACCAACAATCAGAAGTATAGCTAAATCAGCTAGAAACAACGATATTGAGGCTGCAGAAGAAATCGAAGATACTTCAATCATTATGCAAATCAATCAAATCAGATACTTTAACTACAAAATTGGAGATATTGACAAAGCTCAAGCTATCGGCGGAGTAATGGAAGCTCTTCAAGAAGAAACATCAGAAGGCTTGGCTAACGAAGTTGACACTTATGTTGCTAACCTTGCTAAAAAGGACGAAGCAGTTAAGCTTTACGCTACAGCTCCTAAAGTTGTGTCTGGAACAGCTGGGTCAGGCGAAGTAAATGTTTTAGACGCTTTAGACTTGGCAGCTCAAAGGCTTTATGAAAATGATGTTAAACAAAGCACAAAAATCGTTGCTACTGTGACTCCACGATTCTTTACTAAATTTAGAAAGGATTATGCAAGCAAAGACACAGACAATAGTGCTATCTTGAAAAATGGTAAAGTTGCTATGTACGGCAATCTTACTATCAAAATGTCTAACAATGTTGCTAAAGCTAGAACAACTACTGACGGCGACACAGACTTAATTCAAGTTAAAACACAAAGAGCTATTGCTTTTGCTAAACCATTAACACACACAGAAGCATATCGTCCAGAAAAGGGCTTTGCTGACGCAGTTAAAGGCTTTATCTTGTTTGACGCTAAAATCGTTAGACCTAAAGAAATGTTTATCTTAAATGTTAAACACTAATCAAATCTAAATTTATAAAGGAGAAACAATTATGGCTATTGTAAAAATTGTACCGGTTGAACTTGAAGAGTACAACAAAGCTTCAGCAGAAGTTGATTCAGCAACTTTAACTACAGCTATTGACGGAACTGACGGAGCTTACTACGAACACAAAGAAAGAGACGATAAATATTTAGTTATCGCTCAAAACACAGCTAATGCAGCTGGAACATTAACAATCAAGAAAGGTAATGGTATTCAAGGCGTGGTTGATAAAGCTATATCAATCGGAGCTGGCAAGACTATTTACTTCACTCTTGAAAGCGGTATGTTCAAAAATGTAAGTGGCGACAATAAAGGCAGAGTTATCTTTGCCGGTGCTGCAACTATTAAATTAGCAGTTGTTAAGTTGCCTTAATTAAATTAAATAAAAAAAGCGAAAGCGGTTATGAGACGCTTCGCTTTTATGGATTCGTGAAATAAGAGAGAAAGAGTGCGAAAGCTGTTCCCGGTGCAAGTCCGGCACAATCCACCATTAAAATTATAAACAAAAAGGAGAAACTATGAAGCTTGGAGAAGTAAAAATTGAAGCATTAAAGATTATGTTTGCTGACTATACAGACGATATAGCTATAGACAATCTAGGAGACCTTAAGACCGACGAGAACTATGGCAGATATGTCAACTCAATGCCGGGAGCGATTAACCGCTGCTTTTCTAGGCTTGAAGATAGTAATGCTGTTCCGGTCAAGAAGTTTGTACTTACTGAAGATTTAGGAACAATCTCAAACAATAGAATCAGATTTGACTTATCTGCGATTATATCGGATTTTGGTAATGTTGACAGAATAGTTTACGAAACCGCCACCGAGTATGAAGGAAACTGCGAATATATTATGGAGACAAATTCAATTATTGTTCTTCCATATAGAGGCGGCGACTACACAATAATCTATTCTCCAACACTTGCAAGAATAACAGCTGGAACTGCTGAAGACACAGAGCTTGAGCTTCCAGACAAAATAGCTAGCATAATTCCTTACTTTATCAAGGGAGACTTGTTCAGAGAAGACGAGCCAGCCGAAGCGTCAGAAGCTAGAAACTTGTTTGAGCTTTCTTTAGAAGCTGCAAATACAGAAATAAAAAGACGACAAACAAGCGTGAGAGCTGTGTTCTCTCAAACGGAGGCGTAAATGAGTGTGAGAATGTCTACAAATATTGCTCTTAAAGAGCGATTAAGCGTACAACTAAATGATTTCAAGGGCGTTGACTTCTCAAGCTCTCCGTTAAGAGTGCAAACAAACAGAGCTACAGATATGAAAAACTTCATAAACGAATATGGAGTCAATCGCAAAAGGAACGGCTGGAACGAGCTTATCAGAATTAAAAACTCAAGCGGAATAGACTTGAGAATAAATGGCATTTTCAACTATCAAAACGGACAATATAAGAAAACAATCGTCCACGCCGGAAACAGATTCTTTACTTTAGACTATGATTCAGTCAATCAAAAATATGTGACAACAGATATAACAAATTCGTCAACCTATACAGACGCAAGGGTTATAGCTGCAAACATAAAAGACCAGCGTAGTCAATGTTTTATTTCAAAAGGAAGGCTGTACATAATCGGCTGTGGCGATTTTTTAGTTTATGGTAGCTGGAACGACGGAAGCAGTTATGAATTGAGAAGAGTTTATAACAATTCGGACACCTATATTCCAACAACAACTATATCTATTGACGACGATTCAGTCACAGACGACACAAGCAGAGCAACGCTTGACAATATAAACCTTCTAACAAACAAGCGAATTAACCAACTTTTAGGAGTTGACGCAACAAATAAAACCTACACTCTGGATTCTGGAGAGATAGACGAAAATTCCGCCGTCTCTGTAAAGATTGAGACCTACGACGGAAGCAATCCTATCACAAAAGAAGCCTCCAACTCTGGAGACGACAAAACAAGGCTTTTAACTTCAGACGGAACAAGCGTAGGAACAATAAACTTTGCAACCGGTCAAATAACTTTCTCAATCAATACAAAGCCGCAAATAGCGGATAGAGATAACATCTTTGTCACTTTCTGTCACACGACAGAAGGATATTCAGATAGAATCTCAAAATGCGACTTTGGAATCTTATTTGGAACAAACGGAAGCTCCAACAGATTATTTGTTAGCGGAAACGAAGAATTTTGCAATTATGACTTCTATTCAGAGGTTGACGACTTCACTTACTTTAGCGATATAAACTACGCTATGCTAGGTAGTACAGCTTATCCGATTAAATCTTACTCAAGATTATCAGATAGTACACTTGCAATCTTCAAAGAAGATAATGCTCAAGAAGCTACGGTCTACTTTAGAACGGGTACAGATAGCGACTTTTACGACGCAAACGGCAACCTTGTTCAAACAACTACGGTCTTCCCGACAACTGCTGGAAGTATAGGCGAAGGCGTTAAGAGCAGATTTGCAAACGCTAACCTTTCTGGAGATGTGTTGATGTTGTCTCCTAATGGAGTATTTGGAATTGTTCTAGGCGAAAATGTCTCAACAACAGAAAGATACGCAAGAGAACGAAGCAGATACATCAATGAAAGATTAAAGCAACACACAGACTTATCAGAGGCTGTAGGAATAGCTTATAAAAACAGATATTATTTGTCCGTTGAAGGAGTTTGTTATGTTGCAGACTCAAGATTCACTTCTCAAGCTGAAGGAGATATGGGAGATACCTTCAATTATGAGTGGTGGTATTGGACGAATATTCCGGCTAGAATCTGGGCTGTACTAGACGAGAAGCTTTGCTTTGGAACAGCAACCGGTCAAATTTGTATGTTTGACGAAGAGTTTTGCGATAGAAGTTATTATAACACTTCAGCCGGTCAAATCTCTTTAAGTATTGCAAACGGCGGATTCACTTATGGAAATTTAGGTGTTGAGCTTGCAGAAAACGACAGAATCAAATTTTCAACAAGCGGCTTATACGAGCTTGTGCTAAACAATCTTGACTCTGTTGCTGGAATCCCTTATATGAGAGGCGTTTCAGACGACAGCATAACTCTTGACGCTAACGATATTGGACTTTTCTATAATGGTATGGAAGTCTATGCTGACAATGTTGGAAGCTCTGGATTAAGAGCAAATGTTAAATATCTAATTACAGATATGGACTACGAAAATTGCTCTTTCAAGCTTAAGACAGAAGCTGGCAGTTATGCAACAATATCAACAACCGGATTTAGACTATCAAGGTCAATCTCTGGCAAAGAGCTATTCATAGCGGAGTTGTCAACCTCAATTTTTAAGGTTAAACACTCAACAACAAGCAATCCGGCATATTTAATCAGATACAACAATTCCACGCCTTCTAGCGTGCTTGCAAGCATTATTTTGAGGCGTAATGTGGTGGCGGAGTGGTATTCTCCCGTATTTGATTTCGGAACTAATCAATATAGCAAGACTTTATTGTCTTTAACAATATCAACAGACCCTTCAACCAACGGCTCTTTAGAGTTTGGCTATGAAACAAAGAATTTAGACAGACTACATCAAGCTAGAGGTATGAGGACTTTCAGTTTTGAAGATTTAGACTTTAACAACTTCTCTTTTGAGTCAGCTTTTGCTAACAGCTACACAAAGAAAATTTTAGTTAGAAACTTTAACTATATTATGTTTAAGTTTAAGTCAGAGAACGATACAAACTGCATTGTAAACAACTTCACGATAGTTTACAAAATCAACAAATTAAATAAAGGAGTAAAATAATGGCTATAAATAAAATTTCAGAAGATACAATCAATGCTATTTTAAGAAAAACCGCCTTCAGATTGCCGGATAATCCTTCCGAACAAGGTATGAAGGCAGCAGACATTAAAAAAGCTTTCTATCAATTTATAGACGACGCAACCGCTTCTTTATGTTCTGAAGTAAATAGAATTGTTGCTGAAGCAAACGACGCTATTGACAACAAAGATGTGACCGTAGACACACACACTCACGCCAAAGACAATCCACACGAAGTCACAAAAGCTCAAGTTGGGCTTGGCAACGCAGACAATACTTCGGATATGGATAAGCCTATATCAACCGCTCAACAAGCAGCTATTGATTTAGTGCAAGCTTCCGTAAACGAGCATAAAGAAAACTTGGAAAATCCTCACAGCGTCACTAAAGAGCAGTTAGGACTTGGAAATGTGGATAACACAGCAGACGCAGACAAGCCTATTTCAACAGCTCAACAAGCAGCTTTTGACTTAAAACTCAATAAAGAAGATGTTGCTAACGATTTAACAACGGACGACGAAACTAAAGCTTTATCTGCTAAACAAGGTAAGATTTTGAACGAAAATATCCCTACAATTTATGGATATTCAATAGAGACTACTTATGTTGCGGCAGACGGAACTTTAACAATTATCTTAAAAGATAAAAACTCAAATGTATTGAGTACATCTACCGTAGATTTGCCGCTAGAGTTATTATTAGCTTCAAGCGGAAGCTACTATAGGTCTGGAGTGCTTTACTTAAAGCTTGCAAACGGAAGCTTTATAAGCGTTGATGTTTCAGACTTGGTTATTGCACACTCTGCAGATAACACCACTATTGAAATGTCAGAAGACGGAACTTTCTCAATAAGTGCCGATTATAAAGCTAAAATCAACGACGCTTACAACGCAAAACACTCACACAACAACTTTTCTTTGTTGGAGACCTACACAGAAACAAACGACAACTTAAAAGACGCTGTAAACAAGAAGCACGAACACAGCAACAAAAGTATTTTAGACGCAACAACAGCTTCATTTACAACAGCTGAAAAAGAAGCTATTGCAAATGTTAAAAAGCAATCAGCAACAATCACTATATCTATTGACGATTGGGCTGGTGGAACAAGCTGCACAAAAACAATTCCTATTGTGTCAGAGACAAACGATATTTTCTATACTCCAGACGAGTCAAGCTATTCAGCCTTCACAAATGCTGAAATCAGAGCAACAAGTCAAGGAAGCGGAACATTAACTTTCAAATGTTCAACAATGCCTCAAGAAAGTATCACTCTTCACATCACGGCGTTAGGAGGTTAGTATGATACACCACCCTTTGCTTATTAAAAAGACAGCTAAATTTCAAACAAAAGAAATAAATCCAGCAACAACAGAGCAAACCTACACTCCAGATTCTGGATATGACGGCTTTAGCTCTGTTAAGGTGGCGGCTGTCGATTCGTCAATAGACGCAAATATTCAAGCAGCTTACATCAAGAAAGGAATTTCAATTCTTGGTGTGGCTGGAACTTTTGAAGGCTCTGCTTCAGACCAGCCTTCAGTAGGAAAATCTTCAATTATAGTTAGTGCAACCACTCCGGGCGGCAAGGCAGCTAGAGCAGCAGAAGTGACTATCACAAAAAAAGACGATACTTCGGTTGTTTATACCGGAACTACTGACGCAAACGGAAGATTTTATTTAGAAGTTTATCCGGGAACTTACACAATAGCTGTAAACAATAGAGAGGATTATATAACTCCAGACGCTAAAGAGGTTGAAGCTTCTATAAACGAAGCAAATTATGTCTATATGGCTTATACAACAACTTCTGTCACTTACGGAATAAAGATTGACCTTGCAAACAGCAATCCAGAGACAAGCGTCACTTACACAGACGACGCAGTTGACTCTGAAAAATCTTATATGGACTTCACAAACGACACTTTTGTTTGGGGAAGCTGGAGAGACAGATTCCCGTTCAATATGGTTAAGCCTTGCTTATTCAAAAACGGAGCAGTTGTTAAATATCTAAATCCGGACGACTATACAAAAGATGTTGACGGAAATGATGTTGTTATAACCGGAGCTGACGGAGATGTTATGATTGAGATTCCTAAAGTCTATTACAGACTGCACAAGGACGAAAACTATCAATACATACAAATCTCTGACACAGCTCAAGAAGGCTTCTGTTGTTTAGCTCACACTCGAAAAGGTGTTGAAAAAGACAAAGTTTATATTGGAGCTTATCAATCTTACTACGACGGAACTTCTGCTCGTTCTGTTAGTGGAGTTAGTGCAACCGGAAGCGTTTCGCTTAATACTTGGAGAACTTACAGCAGAAACAATGGAGAAGGCTATGAGAATTTCTATTGGGATTTACTTGTACTGCTTCAATGCCTATATGCAATTCAATTCAAAAATCTTGATTCTCAAACAGCTCTAGGTTATGGTTTTTGTAATGGAAGCGGATATTCAACCGGTGGCGGCTTAAATCAAAAAGGCTTGTACTATGGAACATCTGCTCACGGACAAATGAAGTTTATGGGAATTGAAGACTTCTACGGAAGCCGATTAACTTGGATAGACGGAGCGTATATCAATTCTAGCAGAAACTTAACAACTATAGATTCAACAGACGCAAGCGTTGACTACAACGGAAGCGGAACGGGATACACAGATAGAGGCTATACTTTAGCAAGCACCTCTTCCGGATATACTAAAAAGATTATGGGAGAAAATGCTAGCGGCTTTGTTCCTAACGACAATAGCGGCTCTGCAACAACTTATTGGTGCGACAGAGGGCGTGTCAGCGGGTCGGGCTTTGTGCCGTACTTCGGCGGTTATTATAGTACTACTACCAT